TTACAATAATTTAATAATTGGTGCTCCTCTTCACTTAATACTGGTTGTGTCAACTTTTATACTGAATAATGCGTGAAATAATTGGCCATGGCCCAAACGACAAATTGTTTACAACTTCTGACGACCGCTGTTGTAGTTCCGTACATAATCAAAGCTTTGATAGATTCTGGCAAGATTTGTGTGTACATAACTGGTATGTTAACTAACATTCCTAACGACCATTACCACAAACGCTTCTGGGTGTGAGCATAATAAGCACTCATAATTGTTGTTGCTCCGAACAGACATGCGTAAACAACGTTGGTTTTTGTTATCTTTAACTTTCTCGACAAACCGGTGAGTGGCAATTTTCGGACCCCATCTATTTTCAAAAATCTTGGATCCTCATATTTATCTGCACATTTTTACATTAAGAACTTCGTTTCCATTCTTTCGTCTGCTTCTAACACTTATTGTGTGACCGTGGGCCATAGTTGTACTACTCTTGATAATATGTACCCGTAAGTCAATTGGCAAGCTTTTGACAACTCTTTCGTTATGTAAGCTGTTGCTTGCTATGTACGACAACGTCTTTCGTCTGACTAAAGCACTCTTGCGTTCATTGTGGAATACTTGTATAATGCTTCCTGTATCTTTGCATCGTTTTTATGTAATTCCGGGTTGTGTTCAGTTAACTCATTGGTTAACTTGTATGATACCGTATGTACCCCTTAGCCTAATCGGATAGCGTCTTGTAAAAAGCACATCTTATTTAAACATGCAACACTTTTGGGTTGTTCGCCGTCTATTGGCAAATTTGGATGTGTATAAACAGTATAATTTCCGTCCATATGTGATTCCACGTATTATTTCCCTTCGTGTTTAAATACCTTGTAAGTGCCAGAATTAGAATCTAAATCGATTATTTGCTCATGTATGTAAGGTTTGTTCAATTGTGCGTATGCGTTTGAGACACACAATACTTGGGTGTTTCGGTTTATATTGTTGAGGAATTCTTGTACGCCCGCGTAGTAATGAGCATCGATTGCTGTGATATGAGTAATTCTATTTTTGTTCTCCAACAAATCCATGATATGATACATAGAAGTATTTTTAGTCAACTTGATAGATAGCACTTCAACTTCTATGGCTTTACTTTTCGTCGAAACTGCTGATTTTTCCTGAAGTTTGTCGTAATCTTCTTTAGGCAAATTCTTTTCCAAATAGTCAGTGTCGGTGTTGAGCAATGCGGGTCTGACGGCCACTAATGAAAATTGTTTATGTGGCATGTAATCTATTAATTTGTTGAATTTGGAACCAATGTCCATTATCCTCGCCCCGTTTGGTATGGTTGAAAGAACATCCATGGTTAATATATCGTTAACTAGTCTTTCGAAAGGGTGATCATATGGTTTCAAGTCGAATCTAAAGTGCTTTGCGTTCTACAATGGGGATAATGGCATGTCTCCTGATTTAAAAATTTCTTCCACGAGAGCTCTGTCTTAGGGTGAAAAATTAAATAATTTCTCAATTCCCCGCCACATCCAATCGTTAATAACTGGTATGTAATGTTTAATTTCGAACGAATCTTTGTATTGGTTCCTCCTTTTAGTCAATGCGTTTATTATTCTTAGCCTTGTAACTATGGGCTGTCTGGTGAGAGATTCATAGTTTTCATGCCTTACGTTGATTGAATTTAGATATTTGATCATGGGGTTAGCTGCGTCTAGGAGTTTCTTGTTCGTTTCTGCATATCTGCAATACATCCTTACGAGTTCGTGGTTGTAATCAACTTCTAAGTTTGGGATCGTGATCTACTCGTTCGCACTACTCTTCTCTTTGGCCTTAATGGGTGTTTGTGCTTTTTTGTCTTTTATTTTGACTTGTTTTTGTTCTGTTTGGCTGTTACGTAGCTCGATTAATTTCAATATTTGTTGTTATTCAAAGCTATCATATTCTGTTTGTAGGAGTGCTGTTTCAGTTTCCTCATCCCACTGAACGCTGTGTTTATCCTCTTCTTTTCCCCCTGTACTTTTCGGCTTGTTTTATGTCTATTAGTTTTGTTCTTTGAAGTACTCGTCTTTACCGAGCTAAAATAAAACCGGTGCTTCTTTGATTTGTTTCTTAGTATTTTATGCACTTTCTTTCTTCTCATGTTTATCTTTAGCCAAGTAGTATGCTTCTATTGCGGCAAACTCGATCTGCTTGGCTTTCTCAAGAGGAATGTATTACATGTAGCTGTACTGCGCATTCACTTGCTTTGAGACGCCTTAAACGTCTTTCATTGCACATGGTAACAGCAACATGGTTGGTTCATTTATTAGACATTAAGGTCCC